TGACCTCGCCTCCACCCTTCGTCCCGATTAGGTCGGACAGGACGAGGTATATTCAAGGCACGCAAACGTCCAGGCGTGAAGAGGATGGAGATAACAGAGAACGAAGCGGTGACCGTGGATACCGCACCAGAAGATTCCACGATACATACGGAGACATCCGACGACACGATCAGCAATGATCAACTTGCCGAAATGTTTTCGGACCCGGTCGAGGGGGAGCAGGAAGCAATTCCCGCAGAACCTTCGACAGAACAGACTGCGGACCTTGATCAACTGAACGAGGCGCAACTCGAGCAACTTGCCGAGCAGATGAACAGTCGTGGTGCCGAGCGTATCGCACAACTCATCCGCGAACGGAAGGAACTTGAGTCGAAACTCGAACAGTTGAGCACCAAGGAGAATCCTCTCGAGGAAACTCCAACACCTGAGTCCAACCTATTTTCAGAGATCTCAACGACCGAGGAACTGCGTGAAAAATACACGGAGGTCAACGGACTCATCGAGCACTTTGAAGAGATCCTTGAAGACTACGACGACGAACACCGTGACACGGTTGTTTATCAAGAAGACGGACAGGACTACACGAAGACACAGGTGCGAAAAATGGTGAGGGCAGCACGTCGCGCAAAAGACAAGGAACTCCCGGCGAGATACGAGCAACTTCAGCAGAAGGAGCAAAAGATCGCCACCCGTGCGCAATACGAAACAGTTGCGGGAGAAGAATTTGCCTGGATGCAGGAGAAGGACAGTCCAATCCGACAACGATACGAGACGGTGATCAACAATCCCGCCCTCAAAAAGTTGCGGGAGGAAATGCCTGAAATTCCCCTCGTCCTGGCGCACGCGGCAGACTCCATCGCAAGATCCGAGGCTCAAAAGCAGAAGGGAACCACGGCAACAACTGCCCAGGCACCTAGGCAACAACCAAAACAACCGTTGCGCCTGAAACCTCCTGCTTCTCCGAACGGTAGCAACGCTGCGCCTGCCAAACAGAGCAGTAAGCCCGCCGCAGAGTTAAAGGCCCTTCAAAGTCAGTTCGAGAAAACGGGTGACCACAGAGTTCTCTCAGAAATATTCAAACTCCAAGTTTAACAACCGAAACCGAAAGGAACTAACCACATGGCTTTTACAGCAAGTTATGACAATCCGGCGGCACCGTCCACCGGGGGTGCGGTCGGTAATTTCGAGGATCTTCACGACCTCATTACCATCCTGGCACCTGAAGAAACGCCTTTCTCGTCCCTAGCGGGCAAGAAAACGGCGAAAGCGACCAATCACGAATGGTCAATCGATCAATTATCAGACCCCGTCAGTGACGGTGTTCTGGAGTCGAGCGATGTGGCATCATTCGATGATAAGTTTGCCGACCAACTGAGGATCGGTAATACGGTTCAGGGATTCAGGCGTAGCTACGGAACGTCCGTGGTGCAGGATGCCGTTTCCTCCGTGCAGGCTAATTACGCGAATGCGTCTGTGAAGGCGATCCGCGAAATCAAGCGGGACCAGGAGAAAGCACTTCTCTCGACCCAGGACAAGCAGACCGCAAGCGGTAGCGCAAAGTCCCTCATGCGGGGGTTCTCGAAATACGTTTCTACCTCACCTGGTAGCGACATTCCCTCACTCTATTCGCCTGCCGCAGCGCAGACGCTTACGATTGGCGGCACGTTGACCGAGGTTCTTCTGAACGCAATGCTTGCGAGCATGTATAACGTGAGTGGCACGTTGAACAACGTCACCATGATTGCAGACACCAATGTGCGCATTGATGTCTCCGACTTCATGCGGACGGGTGGCAGCACCGACAATCGCCAGTACACCGTGCCGGGGACAGGTCGTGAGGTTACTCTCGCAGTAGACGTATACAATTCGGACTTTGGTACGATCTCGCTAGTGTCGGGGAACCCCGATACGAGTCCAGATACAACCAATCACGATATTGGGTCTTTGGTCAATTTTGACTATGTCAGTTTGGCTACCCTCATCCCTCTCACGGCAAGCGAGCTTGAGGATGGTGGGGCAGGGCGCCGAGGTTACTGCCAACTCTGGAGCACTCTTGAGATGCTTCACCCGCAGGCACACGGAGCAATCAGTCTTGCTTAACCTCTAAAAAAGAAAGGAGACATTGAAATGGCAAAATATATTGCAACTTCTAATAGCCAGAACAAGGCAGACGGGTTTACCCACAAGTACGTCGTCACTTACGACGACTTCTCAATAGCAAATGCTGGCGTGATCGCAGATTCGACTGCCGTCACCCTGACTCATGCTGTTAATGCGGGTGAGGTCGTCACGAATATCGGTTACCGACTGATTACGTCATTTGACGATTCGGGCGGCGGATCGGACCTGACAGTCTGGGCAGGAGACGGGAGTGATCCTAACGGATACCTTGCGTCAGTGCAGATCCACCTCGATGGCACCGACCCTCCGACCGGATGGGGTCTTGGAGCATACGTTGCTGCCGGGGGAACCTGGTATAGCGCAGCGGACACCATCGACTACATCTTCACGCCTGATGCTGGAGGTACCGCTTACACCGTAAACGAACTCACCCAAGGAGAAATCCACTTCTACCTTCGGATCCTCGATCTGAACGTCAGAAGCTAAATTTGGTTCGTCCAACCATAGCTCCGCCCACCTCTTGGATTTGTTTCTCCTGGTGGGCGGGGCACCCTTTCCTAAATGGAGTTGATTGAAGAAACAACCCGGGCACTGGAGCGGGAGATCCGCACCGGGGCAAGGTTGCTGGAAGCACGGGAGCGTGTGATCAATCAACAGGCATCTGCCCAGGCGCACTCGCACAAGCAGGACGTGCGCTTCAAAAAGCAACGGGCAATGCAACACATGGCATCGATACCGGCACAGGAGTTCTTTTCGTTTGCAACCAATCCAAAGTTCAAGGGTTGCTGGCAGGACAAGGAATTCATGCAGGACTACCTGAAACGCAACCCGCACCTGCGTAGCAACAAGTGAGTCAGACCGTTGCCTATTCCGAAACGCTTGCCCTTGTGGAAGCGTTGTTGGGCGCGGATCTCATTTCTCTGGAGCAGACCAGGGCTCGCGCCCTGATTAACTCCCGCGCACACTTCGCATACCGGGAAAGCGACCTCTGGGACCAGTTCCTGGTGACCGGGGAAGAACGGGTCGTCAACGATTCTGATTCGACCCGACTCTACGTTCCATTCATTGGAACAACGTCTGCGGATACAAATTGCACCAGCATTCAAGCGGGAGACATTGACACGTGTCTCCGGGCGCACGACGCAAATCCGTTTGCTGTAAATTCCGTGCGCGAATACGAGGTCTTCATGGGCAAGGACGGGGTGGAACTTCCCGGTTACAAGGTGACCTACGGGGCAACACAGTCCATCACCGAGTGGGGTTACTTGTTTGGATCGGCAATAATCACCCTGCCAGCAAAAACAGACGCAATCAGTGGGGGGACGGTTAAGGTCGAAAACGTGGTGACGACTCAGTCTGCGGCAAACGACATTGTGAACGATACTTTCACCCTGACGGCAATCAGTACGCAGTTGGATACTCCGGTCGATTCTGTTTCAGTTGCGATAACCCACGCCTTTACGGTAAGCGCAAGCCAGAGTGACATTAGCGAGGCACAGGTCTCCTTCCCGGTCGTCTACCTTACCTACAAACGTCGCCTGACCGAAACCTACGGTGATCAGGACGGGGACACCACGACTCTGCCTCGAGAGTGGCATGAGTATTGTGCCCTGGGGACCGTCGCAGATATGCTCCAGAGTGACGGGTTTACCGAGAAATCAATGGCAATGGAGGCGAAAGCTACTGCTGCCTTGAACAGGGAACTGGAACGGGTGGACCGCAACCGGGCTCACCAGTTCGTCAACCAACGTGTGAGGACGCACACAAGCAACCAGGCACGCTAGTGAGGGCATTCATCATCAAGCACCTGCGGAAGAAATTCGGGGTTCAGTTCACTGAGAAGCAGGCAAGATGGTTGCTGCGCAAACGATAGACACCCTGCCGTAGAATAAAAACATGGGACAAGGCGCTACAGCATTTTCAATTACGGGCGGCAACGGTGGAGTATTGATTGACGACACTGCGGCACACACGGGCAGTTTCTTTGCGATTCAGGCAGTCGGTGGAGCGGGTGCGGTGATCAACAATTCAGGGACCACGTCGAACATCGATGATTTTGACGCAACGATCACCATCGACTCTGGGCAGACGGTCTACGGACGCTACACCTCCATCACGCTTTCGAGTGGAAAAGTAATCGCCTACACAAAGTGATGAGTAAATGCCTTCGTCACTTCAGAAACTTCTTCAGTCTCCGCTAGAAAGTCCGGTCCTCCAAGACGGGGACACAGCATTCCAGGGGTTAGTTTCTCGCCTGCGACCGTCGCAACTTGAGCCCGGGCAGGTCGCTATCTCAAAGAATATGCGCTTCGATGAGGCGGGCGCAGCGAAGGTTCGCGAAGGATACCGGAATGTTTCCGGGGGACTGACCACGACGGCAGTCATTCCGTTCATCCCAGAGTCTGCTGGCACGTCTGCTCTTGTGCTGATCGGCACGACCGGGGCGTATTGCACGGGGGCAGACCTGGGGAGTGGGGTCATCAGGATCACGACCAAAGACAGTGGAGGAAGTGCCATTGCCCACGGGATCCCTGCGACCGGGGGCATGGTCAACCTTGCCAGTTTTAGCGGGGGGACAAATACTCTGAATGGCAACCGGGCGGCAACTTACCGAACCGCTTCGACCTTTGACGTGACCGTCACATCCCCGTTGACGGTAAGCGGTGCCTGGATCAACGGGATCGTCGGAGCAATCAAACTTTCGGGCGGAATCATCAACGTCCACGGGGCGTGCCGCTTTTCAGACCCGACGTCGTCCAATGACGAATCGATCATCATTGCCTACAACGAAAAGGCAGTCTCGATCAAGGTGTCCACCCTGGCATCTGCCGACATCGAATACCCGACAGGGGTGACTATCGATGCAGAAGCGCATCTGCAACAGGAATTCGGCAAGGTGATGCTGCGGAGAGAAGGAAAAACGACCCTCATCTTCGATCCCCAGGACGGCACGACCGGGTTTGGGGGGAGTGGAGATACCAAATTCGCAGTGGTCGCAAGCGGAACCAAGACGCAATCTGTTGACCTTTCTGGCGCCGGGACCACTGTCACGACGGCAGGAAAAGTCTCTATGGCAGTATCGGGGCACTTGCTCGAAAGCGGAGACAAAGTAGTCGTGGTGGATGCCGCCACTTCCGGGCTCACAAACGGGACAGAGTACCGGGTCCTAGTGGCAGATGCGAACAACTTCGCGTTCTTTGCCAACGTCAAGACCAACGCAGTCGGGAGCACCGTAGTGGTTCGCAAAACAGTCAGTGTGGGCGGCGGATACATCAACGCCCCTGGTGCAGCATTTGGAACGCTTGCAGGGCAGAGAGTCTTTGTTCCTTACACGCACACGGAGGCAGCATCTCCTGCGGTGCGCAGTCCTGCGGTGCGCGACGAGATCATTGCCAGTGACATCTTCGATCCGCAGACCTTCGACCCAATTCTCAACCAGTTTCGGATGAATGGAGGTGCCGCAGACTTCGTCGTCGGAATGCACCCATTTGGGGACGACTCCCTGGTCGTTTTCAACCGTAACTCGATCCACAGGTTGATCGGGGTCTCCGGTAGCCTGCTCGACGTTTCATCGCACGTTCTCACCACGGAACTTGGATGCGTTGCCAGAAAATCGATTGTCTATCATGCCGGGGCGTTTCTGTTCCTGTCAGACGACGGGGTCATGGGCTTGACGTTTCAAGATGCTCTCAACCTGCGCGGCACCGACCTGCCACTCAGTGAGGCAATCGACGCAGAGTTCAAGAGGGTGAACCGGGAACACATGAACAAGGCGACTGCGTGCTATTCCGACAACCGTTACTATTTGGCAGTCCCGACCGGGGTATCAACAGAGTGCAACGAAATCTGGATCTATTCGTTTTTGAATTCATCGTGGGAAAGCATCGATACTGCTTCCTCTGCGGGCTTTACCGTCACTCAATTCATCCCGGCAAAATCGGGCAAAATGAACGAGGTCTACGCAGTCACTGCGGACGGGGGCGTGGTCAAGATTAGCAACACCGGACGGGCAGACGATTTGCTTTATGCTGCTGCGGGGGCAAGCAGTCCTGCGGTTACCGCAATCCCGGCGCACCTTCGCACCAGGGGATACACGCACGGAACCATCGAGCGCAAACGGTTCAACCATGTGGACCTGCACCTGAAGTCCGACGACGAGCACGCCAGCACGGGGGAGATTACCCTGCTGACGGAAGACCCGGACGAAACCATAGTTTTAGGCACCCTGGAAGACCGACTAGGAAGCGTGCTTGCTGCTGGCGAGGGCGCCTCTGTGCGATCCCGCACGGGCAACCCCAGAGGATTCAGTGCGCAGATTGATTGGGTTCCCTCATCAGGACGACCTGAACTGCGCGGGATAGCAGTCCGAGCGACTCCCACATTTAACTCTCCAACATCCGCAAAATAGAATCATGGCAAAATTTACCAAAGGGCACGCGTTCTCTGCTGACGAACAAATGACTCACACGAAGCTCAACAACCTAGTTGACGCCGCAGAGTTTGCATCCGACGCAGTTGACGATTCGACAACGGAATTGTCGTCCGGGGCAATCATTGTGAAAACAGGGGGGGTCACTGCTTCGCAATTAGGCGCGAATGCCGTCACTACCGCAAAGATCCTCAACGAGAATGTCACGACCGCAACGATCAAGGACGCTAACGTCACGGTTGCGAAGATGGCAGCGAATTCCGTCGATTCTGATCAGTACGTGGACGGGTCCATCGACAAAGAGCACCTGGGAGCAACCGTCATTTCAGGACAGACTGAGCTTTCTGCCGTCCCCCACTTGACCGAGGACTTTGCTCTCATTTCAGATGATGATGTCCTGAAAAAGATCTCTCTGATGAAATACCTGCCGCTTCCGAGAGCATGGGGGAGGATTGTGGGAGGAGATCCCCCATCTGCTCTTG